CCGGTTAAGGCCCGTGGATTGGATCAGAACGGGCTGTACTGGCTACGGCTAGGCGAGCTGGCAGAACAGGCATGGTTCGGCGGCAGGCAGTACGGTAAAGAAGTATGGCACCACTATTGCGGAATCCACGTAATGCCGGAGAGCATCGTTACCAAAGATGGAGAAACCCGGTCGAAGTGGGAAGAAGTCCCGGATGGTGACGCCGTAGTGATCTCGACAACGAAACTTGAGCGGCGCTGCTTCGCGGAATACACTACCGCCGTGGAGGCTTTCGGCGCGAGTCTTGGAGTCCTTTTCAGTGCTAATCCAAATGAGGGTCGGAGATGAATGACATCGAAAGAAAGCTGCACCAACTGAGCATCAAGATAGAAATTGCCCTTGACCGAATCCATGACGAGGCGCTGGCGAAGTTTCGGGAGCTTGCGCGGTCTGTGGGGCAGAGGACGAGGGTGGATCGGTGATGGATGACTGCCCTATTATCGAAGGTCTTAGATCAATTCGGACTTCAATGACGCCTGGAACCAGAATGTTGATAAGCCAGATACCTCCACCACGCAAGCAATTGCGCATCCTACGCGAAGCCGAGTCGGAGATACTGCGGCTGAGGAAGAAGATGGCAAAGGTTCAGGCTGTACGTGTGGTGCGGTTCTGATGGCCCGTTGCCGCTATTGCAGACAGCCCTACAAGCCCGCCAGAATGGGCCAGGGCTGCTGTCTGAACCTTGACTGCATCATCCTCGCAGGACAGGCAAGGAAGGCCAAGGAAGCCGCAAAGCAGGCAAAGGCAGAGCGGGCAGCTATCAGGGCAAGGAAAGAGGCGGCCAAGCGGCCAAATACGCTAAAGGCAGAGGCTCAGGCGGCATTTAACGCGTACATTCGCGCGAGAGATTTGAGCGCCGGCCATAACTGCATTGATTGCGATAAGCCGTTCGAGCCGCAAAAGCCAGGAGGATCGGTCGATGCAGGGCACTATCTCTCTCGCGGGAGCCATCCAAATCTAGCATTTTCGGAGCAAAATTGCTTCGCCCAGAGGAAGAACTGCAACCGTCCCGGCGGCACTACAGCGACGGCTTTCCGTCTAGGGGTAATTGACCGGATCGGGCTGGATGCTGTTGAAGCGCTAGAATCCGACACAACACCACGCCGATACCGCGCAGAAGACTACCGGGCTATCCGCGACCTGTACCGGGCCAAACTCAAGGAACTGAAAGCCAATGAATAAACCGACCTTGCTAGTAAGCGACGAAGCCCGCAACAGATTCCGCGATGAAGTCGCCCAAATCTGCCGGACCTACCGCCAGGCCCCACTAAGGGTTAAGGCGATAGACGGAGCCATTGCCCGATTCAAGGCGAAATATCCAGACGCATTCCACCCGGAGACACTCATTGAGCACGCCTAGCCCATGCAACCGGCTGCATCTACAGCAAGCAGAAACTCACATATCTCGGATGGAGAGCCTTCTGCAACCGATTTCTTTGCCTGCGCGACCTTCGCTGCATTGACTTCAGGGCCGTAAAATGACCAGAGACCCCGCACAAATCCCCGTTGAAGCTGACAGAGTGCTCACGATATGGAGCAATTACAAGCGCAGGGAGGGCGGGACCGTTAGCAGCGGCTACCCTCGCCACAGCGCTGGATTTACATCTGGCGGGGCTAGTACCGAAGATTCGTTTGAGGAAATGGTGGAGCGGGCAGACCGGAGAACCGGGGCCATTGCTGATGCCATCCTGGACGAGATGAGCCTCCATGGCTACACGGTGCAAGTTATGGCGATCTGGAATCGCTACCTAGGCGACGTGGCCAGGTTCAGGGGAGACCAAGGGGAGATGCTTGCGGAAGGGTGCGCGGTGTTCCTGATCGAAGCCAGAAGGCGCGGGATTGCTACATGATGCGCCGCACAATCGAAAGGTGTTGATTAATTCGATTAAAAGGCGTATCTTGAAAACCGGCGGGCGTTCGCTCGCCCAAAGAATACCGAAAGCCGCTTGACCTTCACCGGTCGGCGGCTTTTTGCATTGGCTCTCCCCCTCTGGCGCTACCTTCGCCAGTTCGCCCGCCTTGTCCGGTTGATGCCGGTGGCGGGCTTTTTTATTCCACAGGAGTAATTTATTGGCTTCCTGAGGCATCGGTATAGCTAACAATCGTTAGCCAGTAGGTGACAAAACGTCACCGGTTGAGTGACAAAAGGATCGACCATGAAAAAGAAGAAACCCGTAAAGCCCCCGAAGAAGTGTTAAGCATCAATTACCCGAGAGGATGAATCTACCGTGTCAGTCGAAGGAAACCAAAACGCCTACAAGAACAAGCCTTGGGCTGATGCCCTTCGCCGGGCTATGGTTCGCTTTGATGGAGGCAAGGAAAACGCCCTGAATCTCATTGCGGATCAAACGGTTAAATTAGCCGTTTCTGGAGAACCTTGGGCAATCAAAGAGATAGGCGATAGAACAGACGGTAAAGCCGCTCAGTCTGTCACTGTAGGCGGTGATAAAGATCAGCCGCTAGTCACCAAGATAGTCCGTGAAATCGTCCACACTCACGATTAGAACGCCTCCGGTCTTTGAGCCACTGCTAAAGCCAGCCCGGTATCTTGGGGCGCACGGAGGGCGAGGCTCGGGTAAGTCTCACTTCTTCGCTGAGATGGTGCTAGAGCGATGCCTGATGGACAAGACTGATGTGGTCTGCGTCCGAGAAGTACAGAAGTCACTGAATCAATCGGTAAAGAAACTGCTAGACCTGAAGATAGAGCAGTACGGGCTTGAATCGGCTTTCGAGTCTCAGTCCGCAAAGATCATCGGCCCCCACGGTGGGCAAATCATCTTTCAGGGTATGCAAGACCATACGGCAGACTCTATCAAGTCGCTTGAGGGTTACGACATAGCATGGGTTGAGGAAGCGCAGTCACTCAGCCAGAGAAGCCTTGATCTACTCCGCCCGACGATTCGGAAGGAAGGCTCTCAGTTGTGGTTCTCATGGAACCCTAACCTAGAGACCGACCCTGTTGATGCGTTACTAAGGGGTGATAAGGCTCCTCCTGGCGCTATCGTCGTTCAGGCTAACTACCGGGATAACCCTTGGCTACCCGAAGTCCTGAAGGCGGAAATAGAGTACGACCGGACGCGAGACCCTGAGAAGTTCGCCCATGTATGGCTTGGTGAGTATCAACGGAACTCGGAAGCTAGGGTATTCAAGAACTGGACGGTAGAGGAGTTCGATAGTCCGAAGTCTGCCACCTTCAGATTGGGTGCGGATTGGGGTTTCGCTGTCGATCCTTCGGTATTGGTCCGTTGCTGGATAGACGGAAAGCGGCTCTATGTGGATCACGAAGCGTGGATGGTTGGATGTGAGATAGACCAGCTTGGCGACCTGTTCAGGCGTGTTCCTGATGCCGAGAAATGGTTTATTACTGCTGACTCTGCGCGACCGGAAACCATCAGCTACATGCAGAAGCATGGCTTCCCGAAGATCAGCGCAGCCATCAAGGGGCCGAAATCAGTTGAGGAAGGCGTGGAGTTCCTTAAGTCCTTCGACATCGTTGTTCATCCGCGTTGTCAGCATGTGATAGACGAACTCACGATGTACTCATTCGAGACCGACCCACTTACGGGAACGGTCCTGCCGAAACTGGCAGACAAGCACAACCACACGATTGATGCCCTTCGATACGCCTGTGAAGGCGCAAGACGGGCGATTAAAGCCAAGAAACAGGACGCTTCACCACGAAAGACCTACGGGTCCGGTGGATGGATGCGTTAATCGAAATCCTAACGATGTGAATCGCCGGAGTCTAAATGAGCAAAGCCCTTAAAGAAGCCCGAATGCAGGAGGAAGAGCAAGAGGCTATTGCCGATCCCCTGCACGAAGCTCGGGAGCGGTTCAAAGAGGCAAAAGACGCTTGGGACGACGACCGCAAGAGGTACGTTGAAGACCTGAAGTTCCTGCAAGGCGAGCATTGGCCTGACCGCGTGAAAGAAATGCGCGAGATGCAGGACCGTCCGTGTCTTGTGGTTGACAAGCTCAATCAGTACGTCAAGCAGGTTGTTAACGACTCTCGGCAGAACCGTCCTTCGATCAAGGTCCGCCCGGTGGATTCGGAAGCAGACATTGAGACTGCCGACATCATCCAAGGCATGTGCCGGCACGTTGAAGAGCGGTCCAATGCTGACACTGCATACGACACGGCTATTGAATCGGCTGTCAAGGGGGGGTTTGGGTTCATTCGTGTGCTGACCGAGTACGCGCATGAAATGACCTTCGATCAGGAGTTGTGCATCAAGCGGGTTAGGAATCCTCTGACCGTGTTCCTTGATCCCAACTGCCAAGAGCCGGATGGTTCGGACGCTCGCTCTGCGTTTGTAACCGAAGAACTGCCGGAAGACGAGTACGAGCGCGAGTTTCCAGATGCCGACAAGGTTGATTGGATGTCGGAGGAGAAGTACAGC